TCACTTCATCCCCTGTTCTAAGTTAATATGTTCTAGTGAATACAACTTTTCATCTTCAAATACCAATTTCCACATATCAGGTGTCTTCATTTTCCCTCTATCTTCAAATCTATAATCTGGATCAAAATATCTGAACAGTGTGGAGATAGCTGTACCATGACTTGATACAATAATTATTTTACCTCTATGATTGCCGATAATACTATTAATTGCCGTAACCATTCGGTCTTGCGTTTCTCTTAGCGAGTCTCCACATTCATACTTGTAGTCCATATCTTGTCCTTGCTTCGAATCGTATTCTTTATCATCATCAGGTCTATTACCAACCAATCGTTCTCGTAAGTTTTCGTCAAAATTACTTTTAAATTATGCTTTTCGACTATGTGCTTAACTGTTTCAATAGTTCGCATATAGGGGCTAGAGTATACACATTCTGCTTACTCAAATTCTTTTCTTTCTGCCAACTTCATCGCAAGTAACGTTCCTTCTGTGCTAAGTGGCATATATGAATCGTCTTGCTTTGACACTCCATCCCTAGACCATTCCCACATTCTTTTTGAATGTCTAATTAAATAAATTGTTGTTTGCATATCATTTCTCCTGCTTGTTTTTTAAACAGTAGCAGGGTCAGGTTTGATTTATTCACTTACTCTATCTTCCAATTACCTCGTCCATATAAACCGTCATCATAATCTCTCCTGCTCTTATCTTAAAGAAGTAACAACAAATGGTGTCAGGTTTATTTAACAAATGGTAACAAATGGTGTCGGTTTATTTTATTCACTTATTCCACCTTCCTATTACTTCATCCATATAAACCGTCATCATAATTTCTCCTGCTCTTATCTTAGATATCCTAGATATCGGGATGTTTAATTTATTTGCGAGTTCTGTACTAGAAGTTTTACAGTTTTTTTCAGCTAATATAACTATTACTTTTCTTATATCAGATATTTTTTGCTTTTTTGTTTTTTCTCTTATTTGTTCAAATGTTACTTTTTCTTGTTCTAATATTTCTTCTATTAGTTTATCTAATCCTATATACTTTGTCTTATCTATGTTCCCTTTTTGTGCTTCTGTAACCTCGTATTCTACTTGTTCTATGTCTCCATCTTCTTCTTTCATATATATATTGTATTCTCCTATTGCTTTAGACTTATTATTCGATAATATTTTCAGTACAAAATCGGTATCAACTAAACCATTCTTTCCATTTGCATATTCTTTATAACTACTCCATTCGTAATTTACATCTTCCGTCATATGTGCTTTTACTGGATTCATATGTATGTATTTTGTTAAGTGCAATAAATATCCATCTTTATTACACACAACTGCTTTATATCTTTGCTGAAATACATGTCCTGTTCTTTTGTTTTTTCTATTATATATTTGTGTATAAACAAGTTGTATGCCTTGCATTATCTTGTTTAATGGAACTTTTTCAACTTCTACCAACATATGTATGTGGTTATCCATTATACAATATGCATATAGCTTGAACCCATATCTTTCTTTATATCTCTGAATTAGTTCTATATATTTTGTTTTATCTTCGTCGTTTTTTAATATATATTCACCATTATTTCCTCTGGCTATTACATGGTACAATGCACCATCATAATGTATCCTTTGCTTTCTTGGCATTTTTATCACCTCGAAAACATTTTAACATATATTTTATGATGTTTCAATAGATTTTAATATAATATATGAATAAATCAAACCTGACCCCACTCTACTTTTTACTCTTTATTATTTCTTTTTCAATTGCAAGTTGAACTGTTTTACCAATTAGTAAGTCAAGTAATTCTAAATCCTTTAGACGAAGTTTTCTAAACTTTGTTAATGAACTTGCATTTATTACGTCTGCTTCTGGTGCAATATCAAGAAAGTATTTAAATGACATATCATATCTTGAACGCTCAACTACATCAATGTCCGATAGCGAATGAATCACTTTTAGTAACAGATATTTAAACATTTGGATTGGATCAATTGCAGTTCGCCCGTTAACCATTGAATATTTATCTTTTAGCTCTTTATAAATAAAACTGAAGTCTATTAATTCTTTGATTTTTCTCAATATATTATCTTTTGGTACTACTATATCATAAATGTTTGTATATTCGCTTATATTCAAGCTTTGTTGTGCGTTCAACATATAATCACCCTTTGTTTTCTAGTATGTCTAATTATACCAAAAAAACTTAATTTATAATATAGTTTTTTGCATTTATTCATATTTTATGCTGACTTTTTCAGTGGCCTCGATACGTCCCCGATTCGCAGTCTCTGTATGCATCGTACTAATCTTCCGTTTGTTTTCCTATATCTCACAATGTCACACAGTGTCTCACAGTCCTTTGACTTCTAAGTGGATGGGGATACTGTTTATTTTTTTGTATCTCAGTGTATCTCAGAATGTTGTGGTGTGTTTTACTCACGGTTATCATAGTTTTGCGGGGTAGGTTTGTCAAAGCGGTTATCATTTGGTTATCAATCTTTTTAAGATATCATTTATTAATCTCTTTCTACATATATTAAATTGTAACTTTATTTTTAAATCTAACTCTTTCCAAAATACTTAGTAAACCATTGTTCACTCATATTTATTAAAATATCATAATAATGTTCTTGAAAACTATGCGTTGCACCATCAATAACTTCAATTCTTGACTCGGTAGATAAATATTTAACTGCATTCTTTGAATTCTTCAAAAGTAGCCTTTCTTCTTCATCGTTATTACCATGAATTATTAAAACTGGGCATGCTACATTTCTTAACATTTCTTCTGAATTAACCTGCTCAAAATCCAAAAGTGTTTGAGCAGTAATTTTTATATATTGCCTCCAGTTAGATGCAGCTTCATATAAAGTATATCCTTTATCTCTTAATTCGCTCATTTGTTGTTCTGAAAGATATTGGTTCCAATCGTAATACACAGGAGCAGTACAAGCACCAGATAATACCATTGTTATAATATCATTAGAATAACAATTTAAACAAATCAAAGTTCCAAGACTATGACCATAAAAAGCAAGTTTTTCATAACCTAAGGATCTAACATGATCAATAGCGTTTTTTAAATCATCAATTTGATTACTAACAGTTATAACTTCATCTTCACTTTCACCACATCCGCTAAAATCAAAAGCCAATACATCAATTTCTAATTCATTTAATTTTTTTGCCATTTTTTCAAATCTTCCACTTGAATGTTTATCGGAAGTAAATCCATGACACATAATCACAATAACTTTAGAATTACATGTATATAAGTTTCCGATTAAATCTAAGTTTCCGATTAAATCTAAGTTTCTAGAATTTTTAAATATAACTCTTTTCATAATGTATGCCCCCTAATTTTATTTAATCTCCACATCTGACACAATCAGAAACTATATCATATTGTGTTGCACAATGTATTACTGTGTTTCCTGAAGTTTGTAATATATATCCTTTTTATGTAAAACCCTTTATCTACAGGATTTATATGCATTTTGATAACCGCCTCAGCCGTAGACTGCTTCCAATCAGATTTCGCTCACACTCATCTTCTTGGGCAGTCCTGACATGGGTAGTCGTAAAAAACTTACTTCGTCGTTTCTCTCCTTGTAAGTTTAACGACTGTCTCCACATGCATCGTATTCTACCACCGTTTATCTTCCTATATCTCACAATATCTCATAGTATCTCACAGACCTTTGAACAGTAAGCGGATGTGGGATACTATTTATTTTTTTATATCTATGTATATCTCATTATATCACACAGTATTTTCTCCCACGGTGGCAAACGGGTGGCAGAGTTTACAGTTTTTTACTGGTAACTATATTTCTAAATCTTTGCATTATCTCGTTATTGTAATCCTACTCTATTTCAATTAGCATACAAGTGACAAAATTTTCGCTTCTAATTTCTATTTTTCTTTTTTCTCTTACCCTTCATTTTATATACTTTACTGTTATCTTTTAAATTAAATTTGTAATTTACAAAGCATTTTAAATTGACCAATGTCTTTAGATATTCTTTTTGTTTATCTAGACCCTCTATTTCATTTAACCATTCTGGTTTGCTCTTAATAAGCTCTTCCATTAATTCTGTTTCTTCCCCATCTTCCATAAATGTTAAAATCTTAATACATATTTTCCCTACTTCATAATTTGCATCTTCTACCTTTGATTTAAACATTTCAAGCTCAATATCTTTTTCATTTAGAATATATATATATTCTTCTTCAGAGGCAAATACATAATATACATTCACATATACATCTTCATTTAAAATTTGCCCTATGAATGTCCCTTCGTACTTGTTATCCCTTATATTTATTTCATTAACCCTAACTTCTCTATTTATTCTGTAGAATGGTTCAAAATTAGCGCCGAAAATATCTCTTAAATCCTCTGTCCACATATTCGTCACTAAAATATTATTGTGTCCTATATTTTTTAGAAATATCGACTTTGACATTATTTCTGCTCTTCCACTTATCAATTTATAGAAATCTTTATTTAATTGATCATAGAATCCTCTTACATAACCTGCAGCATACTGGCTATATCCAACGCTTGAATCTACGAATATTTCTTTTTTCTGCATCGTATTCATTATTTTCTGGTTTTCTTCAATTCCATATTGATCTTTTTCTTCATAATTACCATACAACTTTAGTATCTTTAGTAAATCAGAGCTTTTATTATATTCATCAAAAAACTCTTTATAAAATCTCTCTAAATATTTCGTTGATAATTCACTCGATTTTACCCTTTCGATTTCGGCTATTTTTTGTTTTTCCTTTTCCGATTTTAATATTTCTAGCAATGAGTTTATACACTCTTCTAAATTTTTATTATATATCTGTGCTATATCGATAATATATTGCTTATACTCTTTTTCAGTGTAATATTTTATAACACCTTCTATCATACTTATAAGCATGTCATTACTTTCTATAGTTAATGTGGTTTCTATTTTCTCATAGTTTACTAAGCATCCAATAAGAAGTAAGTCTTTTATATAATTATGTGTTTCACACCACCATGTTTCTACCCACATATTGTATTCTCTTTCTCCAAAATCTTCCCAATAATCAGTCATACTTCCAAATTTACTGTCTTCACACAATAGTTCCAGTAAGTCCTGAATATATGTGCTTAGAGATATATCTTTCAGAAAATACATTATTTGCTCTTTTAGATCTGGTTGCTCTTGTTTACGTGATAGATATAAGCAAACTCCATATCTGATATATCTTGACTTTCTATCTGTATGTTTTTTAACTTGTTTCAATAAATTATCGTATTGAATATGTACATTTATATTTATTATATTTTGAGAAAACTTAATAACTTTGTTGCTAAGTTTTTTATTTTTCACTTTAATTGTCCATATTAGTAATTTTTGTAAAAGTAGATATATCGTATCAATCTTATTGATTAATCTCTCTTTTAACTGCACATCCTTTTGCTTGCTAATACTATCAATATCATCCTCTATAGAATAATGTAGACTAGAATATAAAATATCTAATAGTTGTTCTATTACTGTGACACTATCTTCTATGCTTTTGCCTTTATACAATGTCTCACACCATAAAAATGCATCACTAAAAGATTCACTATTATACTCTTCGCTAATGTATTTACACCATATATTTGTTAGTTTTCTAATCATATTCATATTCTTAATATCCTTACTTTTAAGTAATACACCCTCTAGTCCTATTATTAAATATTCTTTAACAACTTCCCCTTGTGATAGTATTTCCTTTTTTACATATTTTGCTAATATATCTATATATAATTCAAAATATTCAAAATCATTCAATAGCATCTTCTCAGATATTATTGCAATTAAATCATTCTTATACACATATGGTTTTTTTACTTTTCGTATTTCTATTAAGTCATCAAAGTCCGATAATTTAATAGACTTATGAATTAAAACCACACTTTCATTATTGTTAACATAGTCTCCTATCTCTTTTTGAATAATTACATAATACTCTGGATTTTCTTTTTGATTAGTGTTATTATTGAAAGGTTTATCTACCAAATTAATAATTTTATTAATTTTTTTATAATTAATCTTTTCAAATATTCCTTCCTTATTATATTTTACTTCCCTATAATCATCTGCATTATTAAATATAATAAATCCATACTTGTCAATTGTACATTTCTTATTAAGCTTGTGTTCGTAGTCAATACTATTTTTCAGTATTTTTGCATTTATTAGTTCTTTATATCTTTTTTGAAAGTATTCTTCAGCTGATTTTTTATATAATTCCATTGCCATCTCATTATTGCACAAATCTCGCACTGCCTTAATTATAAATCCACCAAGTAGCACTAATGCTAAGAAAGATATTAGTTTCACACGTATGAAGCAAAAAAATATTGATAGCACTACTATTCCCACAGTGATTTCCTTAACTTTTGTAATATTAAAGTATACCTGTTTCTTATATCTATCCTTCACTTGAGCAATATAAATATATAGTGAAATTGCAACAGTAGCAAATATACCTAATATTGTTGTAGCATCAACATCAAGTATTCCATCAATGTACGTATAATAAATCACAACAGCATTAACAAAATTATTGATGCCTACAAAAAATGTGCTAGTATCAATAAAATTAATTATAATCGTGACTACTAAAACATATAATGCCTTTTTATCATTTGTCATACTTTTCATAACCTCACCCACCTATATAAGTTTCTTGTTATTGTTTACATATCCGTATGTGGAGACCTTCATCTAATCTCAATATCCAAAACACTTTACAGTTTTTTACTGATAGTTGCAGTGTCTGTCCCTATTACGGATAACTCCGCCAATACACTATTTTTAAAGTCCAGCACTTCCTTTACATCCCTCTGCTTTTTCAAATCATCTATGTAATATAATATTCCTTCAGATATGTCAGGTCTCGTTATTAAATAATTATACTCTTCAATAAATTCCGCATATAATTTACTTGCATGAGATTGAAACTTCTCTTTATACTCTTTTTGCAAAACCCCTGTAGACTCATGACCTGTAAAAGGGTCCATTACTTTAGGTACGAAAGCTATATTCCATGGTGCTTCAAAAAGAAAAATATTTTTAGTCCTTCCAAAGATATGTGACACTTGATAATTAAATATATTTTCATTACGAATATAATTTGTTAATTCTGATATTATCTTTTGAGGTTCTGAATTATTAGTAGGATCCTTTTTTACATTATTATTTTTAAATAAGTACTTATACAAGTCAATATACAAACTCGTTCCTTTTGCATCCCTCCCATACCCTCGGATTTTAACTGCGCCATCATTAAATATTCTATTTTTAAGATCTTTCCAATTTTCAGAAACCGAGTCAATTGGCGGCAAGATAGTTTCATCTATACCAAATTTATATAACTCTTCCTTGTTAATATTAAACTTCTTTATAAATTTCTCATATGAATCTTTTTTCTCCAACTCCAACATTAATATCACCTCAATTTTCTATTCAATCTAATCTTTCGTAATGGTCATGGTTAACTAAATTATTACTTTTTCAATACTACCCTTTTTCATTTCATAATCTAACTTAATTTCAAACCCATGTTTTTTGTAAAAAGCTTTTAGCCTATCAATGTGATCCCAATCAACACCTGATATTTCCCCATTCACTTTTAAATATCCGACTTTTTTAATAATCTCTAAAGCTTCTTTAATTAGTATACTTCCATAACCCTTATTTATATTATTACCCATAATTCTTATATCAGTTATAGTTGCAATCCCATCTGCCCCATTAACACTTAGAAATATGTCTCCTTTACTTACCCCATTGTGGGTTATAACTATTAGTCTTAATATAAATGCATCTGGTTTATTTGATGTACCACTTAAAACATGACATCTAATAATATAGCAGCGACTTTCTTCCTTAGCTGTTTTTGTAACAAAGCTATCTTCTGTTGCGACTATATTATTATACTTCTCGTATAGCATTAACATCTTTTTCTTTCTTTTCTCGCCTAACATTTTAATTAATAACATCATCTTACCTCCACTTAATCCACTCTTATTTATCTATTTTTTTAAGTTTTGATACGTACATTTCCACTATATCTTGCATGATTTGCTGAAATTCTTTTCCATTATTATTATATACTCTCTCTACTTGAATTAGGCGTTTCGTATCGACACCCTTTTTTTCTATACTTACCATTTTCCCTTTAGTTTTCAACATGGTCTACCCCCTATATATCTCACCTTTATTTACATTTTAAAAGAATAAAATCTTAAAATTACCTAACATTTACTAATTATATCATAATATTATTTTTTTTACTATATTAAACCTACCTAAATTTAACAATTAACTTGATTTAAAACGAATTTTATGGTATATTCTACTAGTGTAATTGAGTGATACAAGCAATATTAGTTACTAAAATTTCAAAACATAAAATGAGGATGATGGCTATGGAAAACAATGAATTAATTACAAATATTAGAAAAAGCTTAGATATTACTAGAAAAGAGTTCTCAGATGCTCTTCGCCTTCCAAAAGAGCATGAAAAATTATTAAAGCATTGGGAAGAAGGTACAATGGAAGTTCCTAAAGATGTTTTAAACAAAGTTTTATCATTTCCTACAGATCCACCATTTAAAAATAGGTCCTTAAGTGAAAGTAAATTTACAACTATTGACTTATTTGCCGGAATAGGTGGAATTAGACAAGCATTCTACAAATTAGGTGGTCATACTGTTTTCTCTTCAGAATGGGATAAGTTTTCTCAAAAAACATATCGTATCAATTACGGTGAAGTACCATCTGGAGATATAACTAAAATAAATGAAAATGAGATTCCAGACCATGATATATTACTAGGCGGTTTTCCATGCCAACCTTTTTCACAAGCAGGCCTTAAAAGAGGGTTCGAGGATTCTAGAGGGACATTGTTTTTCGATGTAGCTAGAATAATAAAAGCAAAAAGGCCCAAAGCATTTTTATTAGAAAACGTGAAGCAGCTCAGAGGACATGATGGTGGAAATACACTTAAAACTATACTTAATATCTTAGAAGAATTAAACTATTATGTACCAACACCTCAAGTTTTAAATGCTGTAAATTTCGGTGTGCCACAAAATAGAGAGAGAATTATAATTGTTGGATTTGACAGAAGTCTTTTACCTCCAATGCCTATACCTTTTGAATATCCTGAGGGGAATAAATGTGTAACACCTATAAAAGTCGGAGCAATATTAGAAAAAGAAGTTCCACATAAATTTACTATTTCTGATGCTTTATATAAAGGTCATCTTGAAAGAAAAGCTCAACATAAAGAAAAGGGAAACGGATTTGGATTTTGTCTTTTTAATGAAGAAAGCCGCTATACTAATACAATAAGTGCAAGGTACTATAAGGATGGTAGTGAAGCTCTTATTGAACAAAAAGGGAAAAATCCCCGTATGCTCACCCCTCGTGAATGTGCACGTTTACAAGGATTTCCTGATTCTTTTATTATTCCTGTATCAAATACTCAGGCTTATAAACAATTCGGTAATTCTGTAGCCATACCTGTAATGGAAGCTGTCGCTAAAGAAATGATAATCTTTATGGAATCACACGGTATGTTAAAATAAAAAAAGTGTCTCATCATTTTAATTGAATTTGATGAGACACTTTTTTAGTCTTATTCGTGCACTTCTGTAATTAAACTATTCCAGAAATTATTGTTAGCTCTCCATTGAGAATATGGTCGTACATTACCCTCATACATTCCACTATCAAAAAAGACTATACCCTGTTCAACAAGTCTTAACCATTCATCATAATTTACTGGCTTACCAAAGCATATTTTAGTGTATGCACCTGAAGCATCTTTTTTACATGTAAACCAACCCTCGTGATTAAATTTATCTTCCAACTTTTCTTTTAAACACTTGTCCGTACGTCTTGTAGAAGGTGAAGAAATACCATACCATCTTGCAATAACTAGATGTTCTATCTGTAAAGCAATTGGAACAATTAAAGATTTATCTGTTCTCTGATCATGACTGTAAGAATAAACAGCAATAATATCCTTAGTATCAGTTATTTCAAGTCTTTGGCCATATGCATTATAGTGTCCTATTTTAGGACATGGAGTTCCTGACCAAGAATAACGCTCATTTTTTTCAGGATTTGGTCTTCCGAATATTTTCAAAAAGCTATCTTGCTTTTGGTATTTTGCACTTCCAATAAATAATTGACTATATTCGGGCATAGTAAACACATATTGATTCGCAGACCAATCACCGAAAGTTGTTTTAGATGTTGTTTCATCCTTCAATTCATATCCCATAAAATCAGACTCATTATTTGCATTAGCAGTAATACCAAACTGTTGTTCTAACCAATGTCCCTCTCTACCATCATGTCGTGTGTTCCTTCCTTCAGTATCAGATATTCTTCCTTTAACGTTTCTGTAAAACAATTCTAAAATTTTCTCTTTTGCAGTCATAATATATTTCTCCTTTCCGCTCAATAGAGCCACTTAAGTAATCTCATTACTTGCTTACTTTTTATCTGAAAATAAACTTCTAAAAACTGCCTCTAATACTGATACTACAATACTATTTCCAGCCTGCTTGTATAGGCTTGTATTACTAACCAATTGGCTTGCTTTATAAAAGTCATTATCACTGCACCCCATTAATCTCCACGTCTCTACAGGTTTTAGCCTTCTTACCATAAACTTTCCCTCAGCATTTTTCTTGTCAGTAACTAATTGCCTTCTATGTTTTGCTAAAAAGTCTTGCAATGTAACACCTTTCCAATAATTAGCATCTAAGCAGTAGCTTACTACTTGATTAATTTCGTTATCCATAACCTGACCCTTTTTCAAATAGAAAGAATCTTCTACATTTTCCTCTAGGACATCCTTTAAGACTTTTTTTAGTTGTACTGGTTCAGGGAATTTGAAATCAATGGAATGATCCAAAACACTAATACAAAAAACTCTTTCTCGGTTCTGTGGTATTCCAAAATTACGTGCATTCAAAATTCCCCATGTATTTTTGTATCCAATAGACTCAAGATATTCCAAGAATTTTTCAAAGTTTTTTTTATGATTGCATCCAATCAAATTCTTAACATTTTCCATCATAAGATACTTTGGTTTTTTTGTCTCAATAATTTTGCAGCATTCCCAAAGTAAAGATGATCTGGTGCCTGAATCAGCATTAAACCCATTCTGATAACCTGCTACAGAAATATCTTGGCAAGGAAACGAGTAAGTAAATAAATCAAAATCTGGCAGTTTAGCTGGATCAATACGTAGAATATCACCATAATTATTTATTAGCTTATTAGCCAAATACATCTCTTGTAATTTATCTTTTTTTAGCTTCCTTGCCCTGTTTTCAAATGTCTTATAATCTAATGGCACATTAATCTCTTCTAAATATTTATATATTTCTTCATCATCATCTGGAATCCACTTATTGATCTCTTTTCTTAAATTTAAGAAATCACTATGAATCGCTGCATATGATAATAGCACATCTCCTTCAATTTCTGATATACCTACTACTTCATGAGGTATTTGCAAATTTCTTAATGCCATCCTCTGACTCCCATAACCCGCAAATGCTTCAAATACTTTCAACATAATATGCTCCTTTTAATATAATATCTTCCACCTATCTATAATTAACAAACTCACTCATTGAAACACTATCTGCCGATAACATTTCTTCTGTAACAGCATCATTTAAAATATATCCTGAAAACTCATCATTCAGGTGCCATTCAATTTTACCTTTATGTTCATACTTCCTATATACTTTTTTAGGTATCGAATTTTCAAGTGTGCAGAAAAACAAAATATCTTTGATTCGGAGACCCTTTTCAGTAATAACTTTACTAATTTCACTTGCCTCTACATCTCCAGAGTGCAATACTACTTTAGCTGTATTACATTTACTCAATCCAACACATGTCCCCTTTAATTTACATTCGCAACATGCGATTGGATTTATTCCTCTTAAATCTGAATTTCCTATTGTTCCATACCTTTGGCACCATAAGACATCAAAGAAAGCCTTCATATTTGTTTTGTTAGCCTGACTAGCTAACCATATAACCCTCTCTATTTTCCCAAGTTTATCAAAGCTATTATAAAAATCGTTTCTATCAACAATTCCCAGTGCATATTGATGAAATGTTTCAATCCATGTGTCTATAGGTATTATTTCATCTTTTTCAAAGCCTTGTTGTAAAAAGCAGGCAATTACCTTTTCTGAATAGCCTTTCAACTTATTACCATTAGAATAAACCTCTTTAAAAAAGTCCTTTTCCCATGTTTTATAATCATTTGTAATTATATTTATAGCTGCGCTTGTATAAAATGCTGCTCTCCATCCGTGACGATTAAATGCATCTACCAAGGTATCTAAAGATCTCTTATCTTCTGCATCTATATCGTTCGTTGCTAAATATTTATTAGTTACGCCTTGCATAAAGTCCTCTTTATTTTGTGGCCAAGCACTAATTTGAGATTTAAAACTATGCCCTGATATTTCCACGTTTTTTGTAAAGTCTAGATTAAACACTTTTTTCATTGCATTAAATAACCTTTTATATATTGGAAATTCATCTAATGTATTTGTAGCTATATCTTGGTATGTAGGCAAAAGATAGTACTCTAGATGTTCCCATTTTTGATTAAATTCTACCCTTTCCCCAAATGCACTCATAAAATTATATAACATCCTCATTTCACTTTGTCTACCAGTTTTGGGTTGCCAAGCTGAAACAAACCTTATCATTGAGTAGACTTCTTCATAAAACTGACCAAATGGAATATAATCTCCGTAAGACAACTTAATGTATGTCCATAAATCTTCAAAGAATGCCTCATACTCCCTATTTCCTTTGCAATATGATAATATATCTTCCTTTGATATTTTATGAGAATAACCTATTCTTTCACTTAATTCGCTTTTTAAAATATTGCAAGCAAACTCATCCCCTGTTTCTACATTAGTTAGAACTGTAAATTGTGCATCACAACAATCCTCTTTAATGTCGAAACTTACGGAAACTGGACAACCAATTATCCGCATTCCATTTTTAACAACGTGTATATACATAATTGGAAATTGTGGCAAATCAGTATAGTAAACCTCAATTTTAGGTATCCACTGTAGTGGTACATTTGCTATTGTGATTTTCATTTCATTTTTAAGTTCCACTATAAATCACTCCTTTATCTTTAGTTTCTAAATTTCTATGGTGCTATAGCTAAATTAACTTTTTTAGTACATCCCAATCTTCTCTAACAAACATTAACTTTACTTTTGCTGCGTTATCTACATTGTCTTTTATGTATGTATAATAGTTAACGTAAATCTTATATATCAATCTTAATGTATTTTCATCCATATGTTTATTAAATTCTGTCTTCATTACATCTTCATAAAAAATTGTACTTATTTCTGAAGCTTTTTCATATTTCTTTTGTTCTAAAATTTCTTTAACATTCTCGTAATTTTTACTTGCTTCATCTTTAAGAAAATTTAACTTAATGTTCATTATTTTTTTCTCATTTTTTATTTTATCGTTCTGTTCTCTTTTATAAAAAATGTAGGCAACTAAATATCCAAAACTAAACCCAAATATACTACCTATAAACTGAACCAATAAATCTACAACAACTTTTTCCATTGTATGCACCTCATCCGTTTAAAATATTTTTATCATTTTACCATTCTTATTAAGATAATTCATTAATTCCTCATACTTTTTACTATATGCAAAACTTTGTGGTGGAGTAAACCCAAACTCTGTCTTTAATCTCTCCAAGGGAATTGGTTCGACCAACTCAAACATATGCAATATTGGATATGCATATTTACCTTTTCTTTCTCCTTTATTAAATTCTACATTTCCTATACCATTTTCTTCTATCTTATTAGGGTATACTACTGGTGTTTCTACTTCAAATAAATACATTAGCTTCGCCACTGGAACCGTAACATATGTTAGCAATAAGGATGGAATGTCCTTTGGTATTCTACTTCTAAATTCATGATTTTTTTTTCCATCTTTAATCATCTTTGCATACTTAGGTTTCAAACTTATTATCACTTCGCTCATAATGCACTTCCTTTCATGTAAGAATTATAGCATAAAATAATTTATTTTGAAATACTTTAGAAATTTAAAAATAGCATATTTTTAAATATGCTATTTTTTACTAAATATTAGACTTCCACTATATTATTTTGGTATATACAATTTTCAGGTAAAACATCATCTCTTAACCCTTTAAAAACAGGCTGTCTTAATCCTCCACTTTCAGTTTCCTCCATATACTGTACATTACATACAAGTACAGGTTGTAACCAAACTACATTCTCAAAATTGGGAAATTCGGGATAAACTAAGTTCGATGCTCTAGATGTTGATTGCATTATTCCATAATCTACCCTAGATATTCCCAAACTTATATGACCTCTATATACAATATTCTTTTCACTGTAGCTACCTATTAAAACACTAATTATAGAATCACTTTTTTGAAAGTATCCGCACACAATAAAATCCTCATCAATAAGGGCTTTTATTTTTATCCAATCCTTAGATCGTTTGCCAAAGTAATACTTGCTATCCTTTTTCTTTGCAACAATACCTTCTAATCCCTGTTGTTCAGCAGCATTGTACAAAGCTATACCTTCTTTTTTAAATACTCTTGAGACCACCAAAAAGGGAGTTTCATTAACTAAGTCAGAAAGAATTTTTTTACGTTCAGATAATGGTCTATCCGTAATTTGCTCGTTACCAGCATAAAGTACATCATATGCGGCAAAGCAAACAGGTAGCCTTCCTGCAGCGAGAGATATTTTTATTTTATTTGTCATAAGGCTTCTACGCTGCACCTCAAAAAAGTTAGGTCTACCCTTTTCCATCACAAAAACTTCTCCATCAAGAATGCAACGTTTTTTTACTTGCTTATGAATTGAATTTAATTCAGGATAAGTATCTGTTACTCTTTTATTCCGTTTATTTCTAAGTTCAACACCCTCATCTGATAAATAAGCTAAACAACGTATACCATCAAATTTTAATTCAAAATAAAATTCATCTGAATTAAAAGGTTTTTGATTTTTATCAAAAATTAACATCGGGGCGATATCTTTAGTTTCAAAAATATCCATTAGCCTACTACCGCCGTCCTTTTAGTTGTCTTTGTTTTCGTTGATGATGATGTTTTTGTTGACGGTTTATTTTTTTCTATACTTAGCTTTAATGCATCCATTAAATTTATAACGTTATTAAATTTCTCATCTTTTCTAACGACGATCTCTTGACCTGCGATCTTTTTCGATATCATGTCTTTAAGCTTTTCTTGATACCTGTCTTTGTATTGTTCGGGCTCAAAAGGTTTGACCATTGATGTAATTAGGGTTTTAGCCATATTAAGTTCAGGTTCTGATATGTCTTGCTTAGAGTATGTTTTAGGTATCTCTTTTATCTCATCATTATAAAACATCGTTTGTATAAGCAAACCGTCTTCCCGAGGTATTAACGCAAGTAATGTTTCTTTTGTACCAAGAACTGTTTGAGCGATTGCTATTTTTTGTTCATCCATCATTGCTCGTCTTAATAACTCAAACGCTTTATCTCCATTTAGTTCTGGTACGGCATGATAAGTTTTTTCATAAAAAATAGGACTAATTTGATCTATATTAGTGAAATGTAATATTTCTATTGTTTTGTCTTTTTCAGTTTTTATCTTTTCAATATCGTCTTCATCTATAATTACATACTTATCTTTATCATATTCAAAGCCTTTTACAATATCATCTTCTTTTATTTCTTCTCCACAATTACCGCATGTCTTTTTATATCTAACACGACTATTGTCCTCTTTACAAAGCTGATTGAAATGAATGTCATTATCGGTTGTAGCAATGTGTAAACTTATCGGTATATGAACAAGACCGAAAGATATTGCTGTTTTAGTTCTAGCTGCCATTTTATCACCCCTTTTTTGTTATTATGTGATGAAATTTGAGTTAATATTACATGCAGCAAACATCTGTTGTGTTTTAAAGTAAAAAAAGCAGAAATTGTTTTCTACTTTTTTTATTCATCTTTATTAAAAAACTTGTATATGTAAATTTACTTTATTTCTTTTTATTTGGATTTAAATCTATAACCATTCTTTCTTCTTGTTTTTTTAACTTTCTTTCATATTCTTCTTCAGCTTTATATGAAAATCCCACATTAGATTCTTCAATATCGTCGAAATCTACCGCCCCACCGTATCCATCTAACGCTGAAAAGCATAAGCAATTTGGTAAATCATCTTCATCTTTATTATCTAATATACTAACCTCAACATAATCATAGCCATCTTTCTCTAATTCCTTTACCATAGACTTTAGTTCTGATACTTTTACTATTATCATTTTCCTTCCCCCTATAACTCATTTGTTTCATAAGGCTTTCTTAGTACATATAAGATATTAGTTACTTGTTCATAATCTCCCACTAAATCTTTTGACATAATTATCATTAATATACTATGACTCAAATTATGTCCCATCTCATTTGTCCCCCATATTGTAGGGTCTCCATCTTCATTTTTATACTTTTGTTTTTCAAACCATCCTTCAGATTCTAAATATTCAATCTCATCTTTATTATCTTTAGCTTTAAATGCTACATTCAAGTAATGATTTATTTTACTACCTTTCTTGATACCGTTAGTGTATATATCATAATCTGAGTCTAATTTCCACCCTTTTTCACTAAAATGTTTTAGTACTTTTTCAATATCATTTTTCATAATTATCCTCCGTATTTTTTCTGAATCCTTTTATTATTTAATTTATTCAGTCACTTTCTTTAGTGCCAAGAAAACAGATAAAGCTTCTTCTATAATATCATTTGTATTTTTGCCATGTATAACTGCATATATTTTTGCTTGTTTTAGTAACTCCTCGTCTACTGTTGTAGTATAGTTTTTTCTGATCCTTGTTTTTTCTTTAATTGGTCTTCCAGCCATATTATCACTCCTTTATTCATATTTTCTTCTATAAACTTCTATAGCTTGCTTAACTTCTTTTATTTCCTTTTCAGAATTTTTACCCTTCATATTCTTAATTGCTATATCTAAAGTCTTAATCATTTCTTTATCAGTAGCAGTTTTTCTGCTTTCCTCTAAAAACTTTAAATCTTCATTTTCCACTACTCGTTTTTCTATAAAATCTATAAAATCACTGCATTTAAATATATCTGCATCTATGGATGCACCAATAGCTATTAGATTTTCACTCATATCAGAATATATTAAATTCATTATATAGCTCTTGAACGATTCTGAACGTTTTATATACTTAGTATATATATCTAACACCTCTTTTTCTTCATCTTCTAGTTTTAATAAATATGTTTTCATAGAAAACCTCCTCGGTATATACTGATATATACAGTATATACCGATTTGTAAATATTGTCAATAGTTTTAATATTTTTTTTACGCAAAAATTACTAGAGTGAATTTCTTATAAATAAAAAATAAGGGATTAAACTCATTTTACTGAGCTAATCCCTTGTTATTTATCTACTTTAAATAAATCCTGCTACCTTATGTATTAATGCTTGTACATACTCTATTTTATATTCTGATCCTCTTTTCCAATACTCTGGGCTATCTATAATCCCTGCACTTGCAAGTATATCTATATCTCGGCTTAATTGTGTATATGCTTGTTCAACATATGCTACTCCAAAGAAATCACATATTACTTTTGCTTGTATTTTTGCAATTAACTTCAAATTATTATCCTTCAGCAAAAATGCTTCATCAATCAAATTATCATGAAATCCATTCTCAACTAATACCACATTCTTGCACCCTACATCCTGTGCTGTATCTATGACTGTATAGTAGTCTTCTCCTTTTTCTACTGTGCTTTCTCTTATCTTTGCACCTCTATTTATGTTTCCCATTAATGAGGATATTGATTTAGATAGGTTTCCTGCCAATATCTTATCATCTGGCAAGTCTATGCTATAAAACACTTCCACACCTCTGCAAGTTCCATCATTAGCATTTGAATGCTCACTTATAAATAAATCTGCACCAGCTGCCATTTTCCCTCTTGTAGTTAGGGATACTTCTTGCGTTGTGTCTTGCCTTGTCAATATGGTAACAAAACCATGCCTATCTAACTCTTGTTTTAAATATGTACTTATTTTAAATACTCCATTTCCTTCATTATAACCATTCCTTCCTTTGTTCGGGCAATTTTTATAATGCCCTGGATCGATTATTATTTTTTTACTCATTTTTAACGCCCTCCTTCTTGTTCATTTTTTAATTTTAACAACGCATCCTTTACTTGCTTTGGTACAGGCACTCCCATTTTTGCTGCATTTTCTAGGATGCTTATTCCTTCATTTGCTATCCAAAAGAATATCGTCCCTGTTCTAAGTGCATTATCTGTACCTACAAGCGCATCTATCTGGCAGGCAATTACTACAACTAAAAGCATCACCACTTTTTTGATTATGCCTTTGTATCCTATTTCACTTGATAACTCTTTAAGATATATTGCTTTGAGTACTCCTGTGGCATAGTCAATTATTATCATTAAGAGCAATGCCTTTAAAAACATATCCCACCCTCCCATCAGCTCACTTACAAACATTCCTGTAGTTCCTGCTAATATTTTTATTGTGTTGAGTATTTCGTTTTGCTTGTCCACACTCTCAACTCCCTTTTAGCAAAATAAAAAAGACTAGTGTAAGTCTTTAGATTTTATAATTTCTTGTTTTTGTACTTCTGTAATTAGGTTATTAATCACTGCTTCTTCTAGATGTCTTTCGGTTATTTTATCTCTTTGATATAAATATTTTAATCTACTGTACCACACCATTATCACCTCCAAGGGATATCACTGCTAAATCGTTTATCATCATACTTTGTTCAAGATTCATAATTAGTAATTCATCTATTTGATCTTGCATTATTTCTGTTTCACTTTTTTCATTCTTAAAATAAATAATTCCATCTTTTATCTTTTCAATAACCTTCATATTCACTCCTCCCTTGTAGCAGTCATCAATACTTTTTTACCTGCGGTTGTTCTTGTTGTAGCACCAAAAGTGTTCCACACTTGTTTAATTCTAATATTTTTGATTCCGCTTTGAGTAATTTTATAAGTATATACGTCTTCCGTGTACGATGTGTCATAAACATATGCATGGTTTTCTTTTTTTATCATTGGTAACCATACAGTCCCTCCATTTATACTTATATAAGGTATAACATCACCAATTGTATATCCAGTTGGTGCTTTCTTTGTCATCAAGAAGGTTAATTCCTTTATATCAAAATCAAAGGTTTTATTAAATACTACGTTTTCAAATTCTTGTATGGCATATGATGTTACTCCAGTTGCATAAATTTCCGTAAATCTAACCCACCAGTCCGTGTATCCTGAACTTCCACCTGTATGTTCTATTACTATGTATTTCACATTTCTCACACTACCAAAACTTATATTATTTTGATGAATACTCTGGCTTGTAATTGTATCATTTTGAGTTGTTCCTACTTGAACATTGTTACTATCATAAGCTTTATATGTTAAAGTTGGACTTCTTGCACCATACCTCCATGTTACTAAAGTTGAAAAATTTATAGGAGTTGGGAATACAATTTTAAAGCTACCCAATACCCCTCCAGGATTGTAATATGTACCTCCTGTTGTTGTTGTATCCCCATCATATAATGAGCTTGGAGTACCATTCCATGTTCCAGTCAATGGAACTACACTATTTGGTCTAATATCTCCCATTGCGGTTGATGTTTCATTATTAGTTTGTATTGTTGTATTAATTGCTAAAGTTTCTGCATTATCTAAGTATGTAGAGTTTACAAGCGATTGTGCGAATAGAGTTTCATATAACTTTTCAACATCATACATGAGTCCATCAACATTATTGTCGAGCTTTGTTACTGCATGTTTAACCTTTAAAGAAGTCATATACTTTGTATCATCTATTCCAGCTTCAGCCTCTACTTGAGTTGCTTTATCTGGCATTACAGCTAGTGCCTGTTCAATTTGATTCATGTTTGCTGCACTTACAGGAGTTCCTTCAGTACCTTTATATATTAGTTTAACATCCGATTGTATTACATTCCCTAATTGGTCAGTTATATCGTATTTATTCTGTCCATCTTTCCAAACTCTTGGTGTATACGGCATCACTGTTTCACCTCCACAGTCCAGTCTATATTTAGACTTTGAGTATTATCTTTATTTATTATTAGCGATTGTGTTGCATAGCACATACCACTGCCTAGAGTAGTTGTTGCTCCATTTCCATGTAAGCCTACTTCTACAATATTTCCATTGCCTTCATTTTCATTTAAATAGAAGGTATAAACATTTTTTACTCCACTTACCTCTGTTATATCTGTTGCTAGCTTTCTAAAAAACTCACCATTTTTATCTCTCAAGCTCATAATAGTTATCTTGTCTATTGTTTCTGCTATAACTTCATTAAGGACTAGAGCATTGCCTTGACTCGTTATCAAATCGATCACCTCTAAATTACAAAATTACCTACCATCATATTTGCTCCACCAACTAAATAATTGTGTAGATTATAGTTCATTTTCTCTTCAAGTTTCGGTACATTTATTGCATCATAATATACATTGTATTTTTCTACTAGCGTATCACCGCTTGTACCGAATAACGCTGTCTCTATTTTAGCTATCCGTTTGTTCATGTTCTTTAGAATGCTTGCGATATCCATCTGTGTACTCTCGAGTGTTATTTTTCTGTTCACCATTGCGATCTTGTTGATTGATTCGTAAGTTACATCTTTTATCAGTAGGTAGTCGTTGATATTTAGACTTGGTATTTCAATTTTTACTAGTTCCCCTACTCTGTATATTCCGTTAAAAGGCTCTAGACTTCCATTGATAACTGGTTTTGAATACTTTTCAAGATAGTTTGCTCCCGTTTCCTTCGCTAGAAATTTATTATCAGTTTCTACGTCAAGGATATCTTCATATAAACCATACTGTCCTTGACTTACTTTATCCTCGAGCAATATTTTAATAGGATACTCATATCGATACACTATCGTTCCAGATCCCGATACACATAAATCAGGAACCAAGAGCTTTTCGTTTGAGTTTACCAAAAAGTCTTTAGTCCCTGCTTGAGTTATGTTTTGTATTCCAAGTGTCTTTTGAATTCCACCAATCGTCACTGTTATTGTTTCATCATCTGCAACTCTCGGTGTATAGTGTAGTGATATTGGAATAGTTCCGCTTACAGTTATGTTTTGTGTGTATGGTAAGCTTAGTTTCTTCGAGCCTTTCACCCATAGCTTATTCACTAGCTTTTCAGCACTATGTGTAAATGTAGTAGTACCTCTCTTGTATTTATCAACTGTAAGTACATTTTCATTAATAGAATTGGCTGTTTTGGAGAAGTTGAGATCTAGATTTTCATCTATGCACCAGTCATATCCTGTCAGGTTGCATATCTGTTCCATTGCATCCCAAAGGTAAGTATCAGCAAATCGTATCGTTAGATTACGTGTATTTCCTTGTATCTTGTTTCTCGTAACCCAAGGAACATATTTAGCAAATAGACTATTCACCACTGTACTCACTGGGATATTTGAATAGCTTTCAGATACTATTATTTTCTGTGTTTTTGCTGTATAGTCAAAGCCTTCAAGGGTAACTGATTTTACTAGATAATTACTTTTCTTCGGTGGGTTGGTAACATAACCTCTGAACTTATGACCGTCTTGATTTATTTGTACATCTGTTCCGATAGTGTATTTACTGATATCATCATCTTTCTTGAATGGAAGTATTATGCTGAAACTTCCTGCTCTTTCTGTTTTAGAACTATTTACTCTGCACGAGTCATAGTAAACTATGGTTTCAGCTTCTTGCTGCCCTGTTGGCTTTATCTTTATTTCAGTCATTACCTACCACCACCTATACTAAGTGAAAACCGAGTGCCTATCTTTCTACTAATAAAGTCCGTAAACTCTTCCATTCCACTACTTCCGACTATCGTCCCTTGATTGATTATTGTCAGGCTGTTTCCTGAACTACCTACCCCTGTCCCTGATACATTGATGTCTCCTGCTGTCCTCGTGACATCACTTGCAAGTGCTCCCATCGCCTTCGTTACCCTATTTTTATTTTGGTCAATACCAATCGCCATACCTTCTGCTGTGTATCTACCTATTTCCATCATTACACGGGATGGTGAGTGTATTCCTAATGCTGAACGTATTTTACCAGTAATTTGATCAGCTAGGTCTGAGACTACTTTTGCTACTTTGCTTATCATTGATTTAATACCGTCAATTAGCCCTTGGATGATATTTACCCCGTAATTGAATAGTGTGCTTGGCAGGTTTTTGATCCAGTCTATCGCTTTCGTTATACCATCAGTGATTGCATCCCATATTCCTTTTGATACATTTTTAATGCCTTCCCAAATGTTAGCGAACATGGACTTTATGCCTTCCCATGCAGAACCTGCTACACTCTTTATCGTTGTCCATACTCCTGCCAAGTATCCTGCTATGGCTTGGAGTGCTCCTGTAAATACAAGTTTGATACCTTCCCATATCTTCCCGAGCGCACCCTTGATATTCTCCCATATTCCTTTTGAATCTTCGCCTAACTTTGTGAAGTTACCAGTCACCAAGTCAATGAGTAGCAATATTGATCCTAGGAATATGTTTTTTATTAGTTCCCATACACCTGAGAAATAGAGTTTCATACCATCAAATATCATAAGAATTCCCTTGAAGAATCCGCCAAAGTTTTCTGCTATAACCTTTACGAAACCTATTACGATTTTTATTACTGACGAAGATAAGTCTTGCCATATCTTACTTACAGTTGATAGTATTACATTAAATATTTCAGCTATCTTTTGCCCTGATTCTGTAAAAGATTGTGCTACCCAGTTCCACAAATTCGTGAAGAATTCCTGAATTGAACTCCAATTATTAATGATCAGGTACACCCCTGCTGCAAGTGCTGCTATCGCTGCTATTGCTATTCCAATTGGTCCAGTGATAACAGCCATTACTCCACCTGCTACAGCTATCGCACTAGAGACGGCTGTGAATGCGGTAATGAGTGCGGATATTCCTGTGACCATCTGCCCTATAATGATCAAGACAGGCCCAATTGCGGCAACTATCCCAGCAATCACAAGTATTGTATTTTGGGTTGCAGGTGATAGTTTTGAAAACCAATCAGCAAGTTCTTGTATCTTCTTTGCTACTGCAGTAATTGCAGGTGCGAGTGCTTGCTGTATTTTGATTCCTGCTGTCTCAAGGCTTCCTGTCATTTGTTCAATGCTTGATTTTGTATTATCTTGCATTGTCTTAGCCATTTGTTTCGCTGCTCCATCACTTGTCTGTAAACTCTTAGTTAAATTGTCTAAATCCTTCGCGCCTGCTTGCATTAGTACCATCATACCCGACATAGCTTCCTGACCAAATATCTGCGATACTACTTGCTGCTTTTGTTCATTTGTTAAGCCTGCTGTCGATTTGCTTAAGCTGTTTATGATCTGACTTAAAGATAGCATATTTCCCTTTGCATCAAATGCAGAAAAGTTAATAGATGCCATTGCTGTAGCCGCTTCTTTGCTTGGATCAGATAGTCTCGATAGCGCACCTCTCAGTGTTGTGCCTGCTTGGCTTCCTTGTATCCCTGCATTCGCCATGATACCTATAGATGCGGTGACTTCTTCAAGCGATATTCCTGCTTGGTGAGCAATAGGAGCAACGTACTTCATTGCTTCTCCAATACTTGAAACGGATGCATTTGTGTCTGCGGAGGTTTTTGCAAGTACGTCTGCTACGTGACCCGAATTACTTGCTTCAAGTCCGAACCCTCTTAGTGTACTGGCTGCTATATCTGCACTACTTGCTAGGTCTTCACCGCTACTAGCCGCTAAATCTAACATTCCATCCATCGCTGACATAATTTCAGTAGTAGAGAATCCTGCAGAGGCTAGGTTTTCCATACCTTCTGCTGCCTGTTTAGCACTAAAGGCTGTATCTGATCCAAGTTGTAGTGCTTGGTCATTTAGTTTCTGAAACTCTTCCCCTGTCGCACCTGAGATTGCTTTCACTCTACTCATCTGTGCTTCAAAGTCATTTCCCACCATTACTGCCGCAGCCCCCAGACCTAATATGGGAGCTGTTACTTTTGTACTGAACTCTTTTCCTGCATCGGTCATTCCTTTGCCGAATTTATCGAGTTTCTTTGCTGCTTCTTCGGCTTGTTGACCGAATGATGAAAATCCATTTGCATCTCTTAACTGTTGTTCTAAGTTTTGCAATTCTTGTTCTGTCCTTGTTACTTCACGTTGGAATGCCCGATACTGCCCTTCATTAATTTCACCATTTGCAAATTGCTGGTTAACTTGCTGTTGTGATAACTTTAATGTATCTAGCTTGTCCTTAGTATTTTCTATTGCCTTTGCTAGTAATTGTTGTTTCTGCAACACCATTTCTGTATTACCAGGGTCTAGTTTAAGCAACTTATCAACTTGTTTTAATTCTGATTGTAGGTCTCTAGATTGCTTATTTACACCGCTTAGTGCTTTGTCAAGTCCTGTGGTTTCAGCACCTATAACAATATTGAGTCCTTTGATTGTTTCAGCCATTGTTCTATCACCCCCTAGGCATAGAATGTATCAATATCTGTTTGATTTGCTTGTCTGCTTTTTTGTGTACTGTTTCCGTTGTAGATTCTAGCAAACTTTAAAATGTCACCAACTCGTAATTGATTTATTTCCTCAAAGTTAAGTCCTGACTTTTTCCCTATCACCAAGATTGTTAGTTCTATATTTTCATCTACTTCATTACTATTTGCTTCTTGTTGGTGTGTACTTTCCACGAAAAAAGCCTGCTGCCGCTTCCTCCATAGTCACTTCATAAAGTGCTGTATCTGATAAATCGATACTCTCAAACGAACCTAACCAGTCCATAAAGTTTGGGAACGACTGTGGATACGAGTCTGATTTATTCATTGCCCATATCATCTGTAAGAACAGTGTCGTGTCTAAGTTCACCATACTGTCTTTTATCTTTTCTAGCTTTGCCATGTCCCCCATGAAGTCGCTTTTAAATTCTTGTTTATAAAACAAAAGAGTTAGAGGTGTCGCCCTAACTCTTATCTCCTTATCTCCTATTTTTAAATCTCTAGCCATATGTATTTCCCTCCATCTTATTCGAATATTGGTTTATAAACTGAATTGAAGAACGCATTATATGTTGTCGCATTTGTTGCATTCAGTTCAAGTGTTCCTTTTGTTATTTTCTTACCTGCGATATCTACTGGAACTATCGTGAGTGACAGTGTATCTGTTGCAGGATCAAGATTTTCTCCCTTGGTATTATGTTCCTTTGATGGTCTTTGTGCTGTGCATGAATAGTACACAAATCTTCTGCTCTTTTGATCTCCCTGAACTTGTCCGAGTAATGCAAATTCCTTTGGTGTTGCATCTGCTTCCTCAACTAACATTCCATTATCATCAACTGACCATCCCATCATTTCCTGCAATATTGCATCTGGAATTAAAGCCATTTCTAGTTCTGCCTGATATCCATTGTTTGCTGTGACAACGAAGTATGCAGAGTTATCGGCATAGAATGTATTGCTATCACCTTGTGCCTGTGGTGAAAATTTTACTGCACCTGCTATCGCTACTGGTGTTTTCCATATTGGCTGAGTTCCCACCTCAGTATAGTCTCTAAATGCGATATGTACGTTTTGTAACCCATAAACTACTTTGTTTTCTGACATTTGCATGCCCTCCTTATATTAATTGAATTGTGTAAACAATTTGATATAGCTTTTCTTCACTGATTCTCGATTCGTATTTCGAATATACCAAACCGTTTAACTTGAATACATCCTGCACCAATTTCTCGGTAACAGGACTCTTTTTGTCTGTATAAAGTTCCACTTGATACCCGCTGATGTCTACATAGTTTTGATTGTCAGCCTTGATATCTGCTGAACTAGAAAATTGATAGGTTATAAATGGCGCATTCACTTCCTCTTCAAACTCTCCATATACTATGGGTATGCTTGTTGTTTCAAGTGCTGTAACTAGCTCTTCTTGTGTCATCTATCTACCACCTGACCTTATAATTTGTTTTAGTCTATCGGTTAGAGTTACTCCATACTTTTCATAAGCCTTTGCCATGTGTGGGAATGCTCTTGTCCTTCCTCCACCTCTTTTTGCATGTCCGAATTCTAGCAAGTGTACAAGTCTATAGTATTTTTTGTTCCATACTACTGCTCTATTAATATGTGGAGCTGTTATGTTTGACTTTTTAAAGCCTTTAACATAGTTTCCATGTTTTTTTGGTGCTGTTATCTCAACTTCTGCAAGTATTTTTTCTGCTGTTTCATTTACCTCTTCAGCTATCCCGTTTGACACATCCTCGGTATACTCTTTCATCGCACTTACGATTTCATTTGCTAGATTACCAATTGATATATTTATCATGGCTATCTAATCCTTTCACATACGAGTTCTACTTCTTCAAAGTCAGTAGCGTATGTACGGATCACGTTATATACCACATCTTCAAAGTTTACTTGCTTTTCCTCATTGTACTCATATCCATGAACTACAAAAATAATTTCAGGCTTTAATCCTGATTTTGCACTGTTATAAAATTCACTCCTACTTACCGATTTAATTTTGCATAAGACCGTTGTTTCTTTTAATGTTGGTATCTGATTTCCTATAGAATCTTTTGTGTAACCTTCGCTTCCCATTAGTTTTAACTCATAGTCATATGTCATTCCGTACCACCTCCCGTGTGTATTACGAGGTTATGTAATCTAAACTGCAAATGCCTTGGTATTGCATCACTATCTTTGTTTTCATATCGCCACGCTGTATAGTCAACTATAAACATTTGATGATAGGAATTGGTCAAATTAATGACCAACCCTTTCTCATCTTCTAGTTCTGTTTTTATGCCACTTGCTATAGCAGCTATATATGTATCTCTTACGTTAGTGGTTATCCCCAGTTTGCTTTTTATCAAGCTAACGATTAACTCCATTTATACCACCTCTTATTCATTGGCTGCGTCTGTTGCAAACGTTGCAGCTACTGTCGGAGCTGTATTGTTTAGTCCTATCAACACGAATGCACCCTTTCTTACTGGTTTTCCATCGTATCTTGCTGTTGCTTTAAATACTGTCTTGTCACTTGTAAACAAGAACTCTGTTGAACTTGCTGTTTTAACATCTGCTCTTTCTGCAAGCAAGTATTTTGTGAAGTCTCCTGCGATGATGTTATTTTCAGGTATTTCTTCACTAAATACTACTTTATATCCGACACCAGGGAATGCTTGTCCACTCACTGTGACAAATGCACCAGAAGCATTGCTCGCTAATGACATTGGTACGATTGTACCTAACCATGTTGCTTCGTTCATTGCTATTGTTATTGGCCCTCTTCCTCTTCTACCTCTTTTGATGAACTTCATTGCTTCAATTATCTTTGCAAACTTGGTATCAGCTACTGATAAAGTTATAATGTTTGTAGTTCTAAGTCCCTTGTCTGGATCATCATCAACAAAGTCTGCATGAATTGCTGGTACAATACCTAGAGGCATCTTCGTTCCTGTTCCGTATAGAATTGCTTTGTCTAGTGCTATTGCTATTGATTCTTTTAATAGTTCCTCAACATGTGAAGCTAAGTTGACCATTGAATCTTCAATTAATGAATTGTCTAGTGGAATGAATCCTCCAACTTTATATCCATCAACTTCAACATCTGTAAACAATGAAGCTAATTCATTCAGTTTTCCAACCATCTCTGTCCATATTGCTTCTGGAGCTTCTCCTGAGATAATTGCTCTTCCTTCTCCTGTTAGTTTTGCTTTCCTTACTAAATCGTAGAACACAGAGTATCTTCCTAGATCATCTGTAATTGTATCTAGTAAGATTTGTGGGATTGTTAGGTCTAGTCCACTTATGCTTCTCTTTTGCACTGCCTGACTTAAGTTTGTATAGAAGCTTCTTACATCTTCTTTGTTTAGTCTTTCAATCACTAGCTCTCTTGCATTTAGTTTATTTTCTCTCATTCTTGTATTCCCCCTATCGATATTTGATTTTTTTCTTTCTTCTGAATTTTCAGAAGTTTTATTTTTTTCAGGTCCCTTTGTGATGATCTCATTTAGTTCATCCTCTAGTCCTGCTATTTCTCTTTCAAGTGCTGTCTTCTTCTCTTCATTTTCTGTCTTTTCAGTTTCTAGTTTTGTTATTTCTTCTTCGATCACTGTAATTTCCTCATCTGTTTTAGCCTCATCAATAGATGTTGACAATTCTTGATTCCTCACTTTAAATTCATTTTCTTTTTCTATCAACCCACCAAGAATTGATTTTCTTTGCTGGATCTTTTTATTAAGCATTAATTGTTTTAGCATATCTTCAACCTCTCTTTCAAATTTAGTTTTTTGTGTTCAAGTCTTTTTTCTAAGAAGCTTGCATAATCTTTTTTTCTTGCTTGTACTCCTGTCTCTGCATAAGCAGGAAATGTACATACACTCACTTCGTGTAGATCAACTTCTGTAATTCTCCATTTAATAGTTCCGTCATCTCTGTAGTCAGTTTCCTCCGCTAATATGTTGAACCCAAAGCTACACTGACTTACATCCCCACGTTTTACTCTCTCATAAATATTGACTGCATCGGTATCGTTTTCGTTGATTACAATTCTCCCCCATAGTCCTCTGCTATCAACTTTGAGTTCTAGCGTTCCAGCCTTGTTTCTACCTAATACTAGTGTTGTATCATGGTTTATAAGAGCTCTTATGTCATTGCTTAATGTCTTATCAAATGCCCTTGCTTCTAGTTCTTCAAATGCACCTTTCCACAACTCTGTTTCTGCATTAAATACTGCGAAGTACCCTTCAATAACTTTCTGTTCTGTCTCTCCTCTAACCTTTAGTTCTGACTGCAAACTTCTTGTTTGAATCTCTTCTCTATTCACCCTTATCACCCCCTTGCAGTAGTTTCTTTTGATCTCCTAGCTTATCTACAGGGATATAGTTTTCAAGTGCTAGTAGCTCTTTCATTCTTACATCTGGTCCTAGACCTACCCAGTCTCTCCACTCGTTCCTATCCATTGCCATCCTGTCCACCATTTGTGAGCCTGCATCTATTAGTTCACCTAGATCATAGGCATACAAACTTCTTGGATTAAACTTAAAGTACATATCAGGACTGTATAGAATCTTCCTTGTAAGTTCTTGCTGTATTCCTTGGGCAATAGGTAAGATTGTTGTATTGATAAAGTTGTTGTATTCATCTTTTTTAAATTCACCAACACCCAACAAAAAAGCAGGTACTCCGAAGATTCCCGCTACTGTTCGTTTATCAATATTGACTGCATCATTGATAGCTAAGTCATTGAGGCTTAGTGGTTTTACTTGCTCCACCTTTACAAGTTCTGCAGGTATGACCCACGGTTTTCCACCTCCTGTTTCTGAGATGTATTTTTTGAGTATTGCATCTCTTCCTTCTTCACTTGCTAGTTCCTCCGTCATTGCATCTACTGCTACAATGATACTTGGTTTCCATTTGTCAGACATAAAACTATTTTTGGTTTTTGCTGCTTGCTTCAGATTATTTATGATATCCTTTAGCACTACTTTGTATCCCGTACCCATATAAGGCTTTTCAGGATCGGGATTGATAACAAAGTGGATTATCTCATCATAGTCATACGTTCTGCTTTTGTAGACGACTTGATAAGCTTCATCTGTATCAATAAATTGTATCTTGGATGGTTTAAGTGGAATCAGGTCATCGATAAGTCCATCTGTCGTTATTTTAGGATATACCACGCTGTTACCGCTACCGTCTAAGAGTAAGGTGTAAACAATGTTATATACCCAAGCCTTTCGTGTCATTAAGCTATAAGGTGCAATGTCTATCTTTCGTGATAGCTCGTTTTTTACTCTTATGTCGCCATCCTCTGTATTCTGAACTAGATGAATTGTCATGGATGATACAAGTTCAGCGATTTTATGTACTGCTATTCTTACTTCTGGGTTGTCCGATAGTTTCGTATATCCTTGCACACATAATGTTGTATGTGCTTCGTCAGACAAAAACCAACTGATTGTACTTGATGGAGCTTCTCTTACCCTAACACTTTTATTTTTCCTTTTGCTCAACCTTTTCACCTCCCTTCAGCCATTGTGCTGCGCTCGTTCCTTTCTCTGTTTCTTCTAACATTCTTATTGCTCCAAAGACTGAGGCGTCAAAGTAGTCTATTCTTTGGTTTGGCATCACCTTTTCATATTGAATCATGTCATCTGTTTTTTCGATTGCTCTTACGTTCTGTACGCAATATTCATATGCTTGTGAATGTAGGTAATACAGTTCTCCATCCTTTGCTTTCTTCTCTATCCTTCTAAAGCCTTCTGACTTTTTGTAGAAATATTGTGGCTGGTCAATCATCTTAAATCCCTTCTTCTTCATCTGTAAGAAGAACTCCCTACTAAACTTCCTATCGAATCCAACTTGCTTGATTTTAAATCCCTTTTGCTTCATCTTCACAAACCAGTTAACGATGTCACTGTAATTTACTGTTGGTGTGTTACACATATCAAGCCAACCATCTTCCCTCCATCCGAACAAAGGAATTCCATCTTCATCAGCTTTAAGGTGCGCTGCTACTATCGGGAACCAACCATGTGTGATGATAATATCTACACCTTTATAATTTCCATATAATGCTGATGATGTTAAGTCATGTGCTTTTGATAAGTCAGCCCCTCCAAACCATTCAATAGGTAATTTTGCAAGTTCATCCAAAGTCCATTTATATTTCTTATCTGAGTTTTTAAACTCATTGATATTAAAGTATGCTTTCATTGCACTGGTATAAATATTGAGTGACTTTGAAAAGTAATCTTTTCTTTGTTGTGGATCATTCTGTGCTTGCATAGCATCATTTAAAATATCATCAGGTCTTATTGTCACTCCGTAACTCGGATTTGCTTTTTGATGCTCTATCGGATTTAAATAATCTACATCTCCATTCTCATCCTCATCAGCTTTACAAATGAAAACTAGGTATGTCTCATCTGTTACCGTTTTATCAAGTATCTTTTTACAATACTGTAGCCTTTGGTAGCAGAATGAAGTCATGTTATCACCTGCTGTTGTAATTCCTATCATCAGCTTGTTTGTATAGGCCTTCATGGCTTCCTTTATGATGTTGTATTGCTTTGGTGTTTTGTACGCATGTATCTCATCCGCTATTGCTATATTACAGTTAAGTGAGTCCTGTCTATCAGGGTTTGCGGCTAATGCTTTTATGTAGATTGATCCGTCATCTAATCCTCCATCTATGCTATGTTCTTGATTGTTATCAAGTATCCTGAAACTCCCCTTCTCACCTATTTGCTCGATGTTAAAATTAATAAATCTAAAACTCTGTAATGATTGTTCAAGTGCAGCACCTACAATATAGCATTTAGCACCTGACTTTCTTTCGAGTAGTCCGAGTGCCCACGATAGTGCAGCAACAAATGAGGTCTTGCCATTCTTTCTAGGTACGAATATAAATACTTCTTTAAACCTTCTTATCTTTGTTCCTTTGATATAAAATCCTAGAGCATTGTAAATAATAAACTTCTGCCAATCTTCAAGTAAAAAAGGCATACCTCTAAGTGGCATACCTTGTATGTTCTCTCCTTGCATATGTACAATTGTCTTTTCAATAATTCCTATTACAAACTCTGCATCTTTTGGATTAAACTCATACTTTTCGTTTTTTAAATCATTTAAAAATCTTTCACAACCTTGAATTTGTTCTCTACATGCGACTTTACTTCCTTCACCTATGTTTTTGGCATATTCCATGACTTTGTCATAGTTTTTATAATGCCCTTTTGCTTCTGGTTTTCTCATTCCAACATACTCAATGCTTCCGATAGTCTTGACTTCTTAGGGTTTTCTGTTGTCACACTTTCAAGAGATTTAGGGTTAAGACATAACCGATCTGAATATGCTAGGATATCTTTTCTTAGGGTTTCAAGTGTAGCAAGGATCGGTGACTTCTTTGCTCCGCCTTGCATGGTTTCTGTTTGATACCTGTATCCACCATCTACGAACTTTTTTGTGAACTTTTCATACTGTTCACAGAGCTCAGAATAAATATCAATAACCCTATCATATTCAGGCTTATAAACACCAAGCTTAGTCATGTCTGAAATAGTGTTTTTCTTAATTGTTTCCTTGTTTATTGCCTTTCTCGGCATACCCCCCACCTCCTTCAAAAAAGTTTTTTCAAGGTCGCTCTATTGGAAATGTCTCCCCTAACCGTTCCCAAGCGATTAAAATTTCTCACTCAGGGGTAGGGGGGGCTACTCTCTCAAGTAATCTCAATCCATCTTCTGATAATCCACTCGTTTGTCTATTATGCATTCCTTCATGGCACTTGTTACACAGGCTTATCAAGTTTTTATTTATCAGTCCCATCTCTGGTCTTATTTCCAACGGATGTATGTGGTGAACAGTCTTAGCTTCTATGGTCTTTCCATACCTTTTACATTCTTGACATTCATACTTGTCACGTCTTAATATCTTTTCACGTTTATGTATCCACTTAGTTGACTTATAAAAGTTCATCTATGTCTCCTTCGTCTCTTAAGCGATTTCATTGTGGCATCATAACTATTACGATTCTTGATTCCTTTTTCGCTTGCACTTGCTACACACGTTCTGCATATGTAATAAAAATCATCGGTATCTATATTATGTACTGGCATCAACTCTTTATGGTCTTGGTACTCTTTCTTACAATCTTTACATTTCAACATTTCCTACACCTCTAGTCATCATTATAAAGAAACCTCATCTTTCCTCTAGAGCTTGGTGTCATTCCGAACTCTGTCAAGAAGTCTTGGCATATCTTCATGTACTTCTGTGCTATTGCTATCTGCGGCAACTGTTGTACATAGTTTCCTTTCCCTGATTTAAATACTGTACTTCCTACGCTATCTATTTGTTTCTCTGCTTCTTTCCAACGTGAGTATGATTTGCAATACAATTCAATCGCTGTTACATCACCTTCGCTTAATATTTTTCTCTTTCCCAGCTCTGTCGCTACCCTATTCCATTCTTCTTTGGCTGTATCATCTAGCCACTCAGGTGGAGTTAGTATCTTCTTGTTTTCTGTCTTTTTCATTCCATCACCTTTCTTTATTTTTTTATGTCCTCATATTTTAATGTCATTCCATCCCTTATCACAAACACATCTTCAATTGATTTTTTGAATTCTATGTATCTGTTGACTATGGCATCACAGTAGCATTCATCGTATTCCATTGTAAAGCACGTTCTACCTAACTGCTCTGCACTCATTAGTGTACTTCCGCTTCCTCCGAATGGATCAAACACGTTATCACCTTTTCTACTTGAATTACTCATTAGCTTGCCTATTAGTTTTAATGGTTTCATTGTTGGATGTATATCGTTCTTCGTTGGCTTCTCGTTATATATTACAGTGGTTTCCTCCGCCATCGTTTGTCTTATCGCTTTTACTAAACTTACGAGCTCCTGCTTATTTAACTTCTTTATATCCACACTGTCATCATTCAAATCTAAGATTGTATCTTTATTTCTATGACCATACCACGAATGAGCTGCACCCTCTTTCCATCCGTAAAGTATCGGCTCATGTCTCCAGTGATAATCTTGTCTGCACATAACAAACGCATTTTTTACCCATATCAAACATTGAGTCAACTTAAATCCTGCATCTGTAAAGGCTTTCCTAAAACTTACCCCCTCACCATCTGCATGGAATACATAAATCGGAGCACCTTCTTCTGACACCTCAAACATTCTCTTATATGCATCAAATAAAAAAAGATAGAATTGGTTTGACTCCATGTTATCATTCTGGATTTTCATACCGTTGCTACCTTCATAATTTACGTTATATGGTGGATCAGTTATAGTGAGTTTCGTTTTTTGCCCATTCATTAGGTCAGTTACATCATTTTCGTTTGTACTATCCCCACACTTTAATCTATGCCTACCAAGTAACCATACATCACCTTTCTGACTAATTGGCTCTTCAGGTATATTTTCTTCTAGATTAAAGTCATCTTCCTGAACCTCTCCCTCTTCTCCTAGGATATCGTTTATTTCAGCAATATCAAATCCTGTTATCTCAGCCATGTTGACTATGCTAAGTTCCCTTAGTAGCTCCTCTAGCTTTTCATTATCCCATTCACCTGTTATTTTATTTAGTGCTATGTTCAATGCCTTTTCTCTGTCCTTATCCACATCTACAATTACACAATCAATTTCATCATATCCTAAGTCTTTCAATACCTTAACTCTTTGATGTCCCCCAATTATCGTTAAGTCCGAGTTAATTATTACCGGATCCACGTACCCGAATACCTGAATGCTATTTTTTATTTTCTCATATTCGATATCACCAGGTCTTAAATTTTTTCGTGGGTTGTATGTTGCCGCTTTCAGTTGTTCAACTTTTATTTTCTTTGTTTCTACATTTGTTTGCATTTTAAACTCCTCCTAATTTTGTAAACAAAAAAATAGTCGCCTTTGTGAGTTATCACATGGTCGACTACCATAGCTTCTCTTACTAATCCTGTCTTGCTACATTCTTCACACAGTGGATGCTCTGCAAGAAATATTTCTCTTGCCTTTCTCCATCTGCTATTATACCCTCTTTCTGTTGGTGTACCTCTTTTGTTATCGTAATGCTTATCGTATATCTTTTTGTCATGGACACTGTAATTTATGTGGCATAAAGAATTCTTCACTTTTGTTTCTAACCCTTATAATATTTTAATGCTGATTCACCTATAACTTTAGTTCCAATTAAATTAATGCCACCACCTATAGGAGCCCCTATAATAGGTCCTAATTTAAAAAAACTTGTAAGACTCTTTTCCCCATTCTTTGTAATTAACTTTCTACTTATAACTTGATTAATTTTTTTCATTACTTCTCTATTTATATATTTATTCATTGCTTTTTTTGCAAATTCTTGACCTACTTTTATACCAGCTTTTGCTAAAGTTTCAACTGCTCCGCTGCCACCCATAACTAATAACACATCTGTAGTAATTTCTTTATCATGGATATCCCAACCATATAGGTATGCTATAGCTAAAACCATTCTAGCTTGGATACGAAAAGTTAAATATAAATCTGCAGGCATTGTTATAGGCATTGTTATTATCCCTCCAACATTTAAAACTGCCCCTATTCCTCCTGCTTTCAATGCTCCTCTTGATATAATTTTTTTCGCTAATTCTTCCCTTTCAATACCACTATTTAATCTTTTTAAATGTTCAACATAGTCTTCTATGTATTGAGCTTCTTTATCTACTTCGTTTCTTAAAACGTTTATTAATTCTTCCGAATATTTTTGTATTTGTTCTTTAGAAAAACCTTTTATAATATTATCAACTTTAATTATTTTCATAGCCTCTCCCCCAATTACTCTTATCTTATAATTTTGTATAACTAAAATTATACCATTTGTCCCTTATTATGACAATGGTTTTAGACAATTTAGTTTCCAAAGTTACACCTATTGTTTTTCTGAGTAATTACAGAGGGTATAAAAAAATAAATGCTATATTCTGAATTTCTTCATAGCATCATCTATACTTTCTTGGTTTATTCCTATGTACCTGAGTGTTACTGATGGATGTGAGTGATTAAATATTTGTTGTAATGTCACTATATCCTTTGTCTGCTTATAAAAATGATACCCGAATGTCTTTCTCATTGTATGTGTTCCTATACATTCAAGCTCAAACTTTTTACCTACCTCATTTATTATCTTATATGCCATACTTCGTTTAATTGCCTTGTTAAAGCCTTCTCTTGACTTTATAAGATAATCATCATCATCTTTACCTTCGATGTACTTCTGTAGTTCTTTTTTTAGTACTGGGTTTATTTTAAAAGTTCTTTGCTTACCAGTTTTCTTTTCTCTTATATTTATGGTGTTACGATCTTTGATATCTTTCACTCTAAGTCTTAATATGTCTGATATCCTAAGCCCTGAGTAAATACCTAAAACAAACATAATATAATTTCTTTCACTTTTCTTTCTCAACTGGTTCGCAATATCAAGAACTTTTTCTCTTTCTCTTATTGGCTCTACTACATTTATTTTAATCACCCTCTTTACATACAAAAAGAGCAAGATTTTCTCTCGCTCTATAGTTTTATCTATTATAAAGTATATCATATCTTTTTACTTAGTTAAATAGAATTTTCACTGAATTTTAATAGAATTTAACATGATTATGCTTTTATCTATCGCTTTTGCTATCGTTGTGACATCTTTTCTCATTTCTGATGCTATGTCTACTATCTTCCTGCCATTTATAAATCTCTCAATAATTACTGTACGCTTGTTGTCATCCAAAATGCGAATCAATGAATCTAGTACATCTATCTTGCTCTGATGTTCTTTGATTTCTTTCTCTATATCCTGACGTTCATCAGCAATCTTCACTGCCTGCTTCTCTATCTTGCTTTCTTGAAATGTGGTCTTAGCAGGAATTCCATCATAACTTACAGCTCCAAGTGTCATATGTATTTCGTACAACTCGCTTTTTCTCTTCTCAAGCATTATCAATTTTGCTTTATATGTATTATAATTAAATAGCTCTTTTTTAACGTCCACCGTCAATCCCCCTCTTCCTGATTCGTTAGTGCTAACATCTTTATTCTGTTTATATCAGCTTGGAACTTTAGCGGAAGTAACTGTTCATTTTTCTTTGTTTCTTTGAGCTCATTGTACATGCTTTTCACGCAATTCAACCATACTCCCATATTTGTCATGCCAAGATTCCTAAAGCCTAAACTCTTAACTATCTGATATGTCTTTTCATCTTGTTCCTTTATGTATTCCAGTGCTTCCACCGTTTTATAAAATCCGTAATTGTTTATTGCTTTATTTATCAGTTGTATTGATTCGTCTACTGTTAATTCCTTATTTGTTGTTAAGATAACACTTTCCTGTCTTATATTTGCTGGTGTCGGAAAGTATTTCTCTTTGGCACTTATGTTTTTTATTACTTGTGTTAAAACTCTTATATCTATATCTTTTAATAATTCAAAATATATTTTTACCCTTTCTTTTGATACCTCAGTTCCATATACTGTCGAAAGGTATCCCATGACTTCTGCAAACTCAATTAGCTGAATTATAATCACCTTCTTGCATTTCGTTTAGCCATTCATTTATTCCTGAATACTTTTGTTTCTCTGATGAATACTTGCCTTCTAAGACTTTCAGCATATTTGTCTCTTTTAGTAACCAGTCAAAGTCAGCCTTCCATCCTCTATCATTATCCCCATTTAAAAATGGTATCTCAGCTACTGTAGCAAAATATTGATTGTATCCTACATTCAGTTTCTCTAGTGTTTTTACTCTTAATCTTATTAATTGCTTTCTTTGATCTGACAACACTCGTATTCCATTTAGCTTACAGCAAATAGTATTGAATATCTTGCGTACCTCTTCATAGTTTAGTTTATCATTCTCTTGAATGTCAGGTACTATAGTATTTTCTTTCTCTATTTCTAAATCTAGCTCTTTTTCTAATTCTAACTCTTTCTCTGGTGTACAAATGTAACAAGCCACTTCTTCTGTTACATTTGTCGTTACATTTGTAACATCTGTTAGCAAAGGTTTATGCCTGTTATCATCTATTTCTTTTCTCCATTTTCTTACCCTATCAGCTTCTGTGGTGCTTGTGCCTATAAAATGCTGTATGTCAAGGATATAAATTGCTCCATTGTCTATAACCTCGATAAAATTCATTTGCTTTAGCACCTTTAGTCCAACTCTAACTGTATCAATATCTAGATTTGTAACTTGGCTTATCATTTTGGCATCATAAGGTATAGCATCAGTCACCATGAGCTTTCCATTTTGCTTTAACGCTTTCAAATATAGCTTTAGTAATAAATTGCTGTAGAAAACTCCTTTATCACTTGATTCTAGTATTTTCACCCTATCATCATCAAAGAAAGTCTCTTTCAACTTCAAGTAATAGTATTTTTTATTATCGGACATCATCTCACCTCTAACTTCTAGTTTTTTCGTAGTATTCTCTGTATAATAGGTGTCTTATTTTGTGTAATTTCATATTATACTTGGCTGTAAGTTCCATTTTAGCCAAAGTATATCCTGTTAATAGACATATAACTATAAGCACATATACTCCTATTTGTATCATACCTACCCCTCCTATTCATCACAGTTTCTGTGAATTGGTTTAATATCACATATATCAGTTATATCCATTCCTGCATATGTTTCTAAAAAGGATTCTAAGTCTTTTTTTCTCACTTTTAGGTTTCCTACCTTTATACCGATTAGTAATCCTTCATTTATCAAATCATATATTCTATTTGTATTTGTCATTAGTATCTCTGCAACTTCTAAAATAGTGTACAGATATTTATTGTGAAACTTTAATGCTTCCACTATTTGTTCCATAGTTTCCTTCATTTTCATCATCCTCCATTACAAATAATTCCTCATACTTGCAGTCAGGTTCAAACTCTAGCAAACAGTTAATAAAATTTGTACCAGGTGTTACTCCTTTGTTTAGTATTCTCCAGATGTTACTCCTAGAGTATCCTAGTTTCTCGGCTAATTCTGTGTTACCTAGTTTCTTCTTTTGCATAATTTCTTTCATCTTGTCTATGTTGAACTTTTGTTTCAT